GGCATTGACTTCGCTCTTTTTATATTAACTCGAATATGAATATATTATTCACCAATACGTTGAATCAAACGCTTCGACTCACTCTCGATGAGGGTCGACAGTACTTCTCGACGGCATATACTCACTATCTTCTCGTATTGACTCACGAGGAGAACTCAACCACGGGTACCGACCTCGCACAAGTGCCGCAAATAGTCGCGGAGAATCAACGAATCACGACTTTGAACGTCACTACTGTTGGCTTAACTTTGGTCGGTCGCTATCGATACGAAGTATATGGTCAAAATTCACCAAGCAATCTTAACCCATCGGATGACTCGGTCGTCGGTTTGGTTGAAATTGGTTGGCTTGACCTCATTGATACGACCGAATACTACGAAATCCCCAATATAACAATTCAAGACGATGTCATCTACAATGGGTAACAATGCAGTGAGTATCATGCTCTCGGACTATACGCCAGTCACGGCGGTCGAGAAGGTAGATCGCGAGAACTATGTTCGCTTCGGAGTCGACAATCTATTCCCTCAATACATTCGTGGCCTTGCAGAGACCTCACCGATACACGGTTCTCTTTGCGTTTCGATTGGTGACATGATTGCCGGGAAAGGATTGAACGCAGGAGTCAATCAGGGACGTGTTGATGCACTCGGTGTTTACGATGTATACTATGCATGCTCACACGACCTCAAGAAATTTGGTGGTTTCTATGTCGAGGTCATCTATTCACGCGACTATCAAAGCATCGCGAAGTTGAATCACATACCATTCGAGGAGTGCCGCATTGCGGTCGAGGGTGAAGATGAGGAGGTGACTGGAGTGTATCACTCGAATGATTGGGCGAATCCACGAAAGAAGAAGAACAAGCCGACATTCATTCCGAAGTATCAACCACTTCGTGCGCAGGTCGAGCCTCGTCAAATCTATTGGTGTTTCGACCACACGAGCGGTCAAGTATACCCTCGTCCTGACTATTGGTCCTCGGTGAACTACATCGAACTATCAAAGCAGATAGGTATTTATCACGTCAACCAAATATCGAACGGCTTGATGCCTTCGTTTATCGTGTCCATGTTCCAAGGTGCGCCTGAACCCGACACGCAGATGCGAATCAAGCGTGATTGGGAGGATAAGTTGAGCGGTGCGAAAAACGCAGGTAAGTTCATCATGACGTTCAACGAGCGTGATACACCGAAGCCTGACATCGTACCATTCCCACTATCGGATGCAGACAAACAATATCAATTCTTGGCTGACTCCGCACGTAATGAAATCTTGATAGGTCACCGTATCACTACTCCGTTGATATTCGGAGTTCGTGGAGAAGGTACCGGCTTCGGGTCAAATGTCGATGAAATGACCATCGGATTGAAGATATTCAACAACCAAGTCATCGAGCCTCGTCAACGTAAACTCGCGACCTCATTCGAGGAGATACTCTCGTTTGAGATGGCTGACATTGAAATCGCAGTTATTCCAAACACTCCGATTGACATGCCGACCGCAGAGGTCAAGTCACAAGAAGGAGCGGTTACTGATTCGACTCAACCGACGACGGGTACAACTGGAGCGGCAGCGGTCGCAGATGTGAATGTCGCAGCCACGGCGTTGAACGGTGCGCAGATTGCGTCCCTTGTCGACATCCTTATCCAAGCGGCTACGGGTGTCCTTCCGGTCGCTTCTGCAAAAGGTGTCGTTCAAGCTTCATTTCCGACCCTATCGCAGGCGCAAATCGACTCTATCTTCACCGGCATTGTTCCGGGTAGTGTTGACCCGAACGCAGTGGCAATGGAGGCACTCAAGACGACCATGCTGGAGTTGAGTAAAAAAAAAAGTACTCGTCCCAATGCTGCTGAACTCGATGCGGTAGCTGATGATTGCGTCGCACTCGGTCACGATCTACCCGAAGATTGGGTGTTGATAGACGAATTCCCCGTCGAATACGATACGGACGACGACCACACGAGCGAAGTGGATGCACTCAATGCAGTCAATCTCGTGTCAACCGGTACGGCTCGACCCAATGCAAAGAGTAGCCAAGACAAACGCATCGACGGACGTGTCTTCTATACACGCTATAAATACGATGGGCAAGTTCATCCGAACACACGCGACTTCTGCAAGGCCATGCTTCGAGCAGACAAGTTGTATCGCAAGGAAGATATCGAGATGATGGGGAAGAAGGTAGTAAATGCAGGATGGGGACCATATGGAGCCGACACATACTCGGTGTGGCTATGGGTCGGCGGTGGAAATTGCACTCACCGGTGGCTCAAGCAGACCTATGCAAGTGCGAAAGGATTCGGCCTCGACTTGACCAATACGGACGTCAAGACTGCATCGAACGCGATCATCAAAAAGAGTGGGTATAAGGTGCGAAATCACCCGAATATAGGCAAGAAGCCGCAGGACATGCAGTATCATGGCTTCCTTCCTGACAATCCAGTGTGGGGCAGAAACGGTTCAGCATATAAAAACGACTAAAAATGGCAGAAGTACTATTCATCAATGACGTGTACATCAAAAAGTACACGCAAATCAATGGAGCGGTTGACCCCAACTTGCTCTATCCATCTATCTACTTGGCGCAGGATAAGTACTTACATGCCTATCTTGGGACGAATCTCTACGAGACGCTGAAGGATATGGTCGCAAACGACACGTTGAGCGGTGACTATCAAACGCTCGTTGATGATTACTGTCGTCGAATGCTCATGTGGTGGGTCGTGGTTGAGGCTATGCCTTCGCTCATGTATAAGATTGACAATGGTTCGCTCGTTCAACGTACAAGTGAGGACGTTCAAACTATAAGTGATACGGTATTCAAGGACATGATGAACCGAGCGAAGGAGAATGCGGAGTACTACACCGGTCTATTGAATGACTACTTGTGCGCGAACTCAAATCTCTTTCCCGAATACAACGACAACGTGTGGCCGCAAAGGTGTCCGATTGGTATCAAGAAGCCATCGAGTAACTACATTTTCAGTGATGGAAATACGGCCTTGTCTCGTCGCTCATCCGACCGAATCCGATATAATCAAATCCCTCTATGAGCAAGCCACAACCAACCAAACCAAAGCAACAAGTCTACTTGGAGAAGTTGCGTCAATACGAACTGGAACAACTACGTAAAGTCCGCAAAAAATGAGCGAATTCATGCACGATACACTTGGCCTATTTGGTAAGTTCTCCACTTGGATAGTGTCTATTCTCGTCGGCATCACGGCCAAGATTTCATATGAGGTCTATGTAAAGCGAACACTATCTATCCTGCAGTGGTTCGCGATCATCGGAATGTCGCTAATTAGCGGCTATATGATGAGCATATACTGTCACTCTAATGGATGGACTGCACAAGGTCAGTATCTCGTCCCCATTGCTACCCTAATGGGTGAGAAGATATTCATCTATCTCATTGAGAACTACAAGAGCATCATTGCAAAATTCTTAAATTTGAAAAAATGAGTGACAAGAAGCCATTCGCCGAGACCAAGTTCGGCAAGTTCCTGAATGAAAAACTTAAGCCGGTAGCAGGAGACGTCCTTGAAGTGGTCGGCGGCCTGACTGGAGTCGAGGCTATCGAACGAGTAGGCGAGTTCTTGAATGACAAAAAGGACGAATCCAAGGCCATGAACGACCTCAATCTTGAATTCGAGAAGTATAAGATTGACATGCAGCTTGAACTGCATCGACTCGAGATTCAATCCGACCTTGATGGATATAAGGCAGAGGTTGAAGATAGGGTAAGTGCAAGGGTACGTGAGGCCGAATGGACGAAGGCAACGGGTAAGCGTGATTGGATAATGGGTGCGGTCATCATCACGGGACTCGTTTTATTGGTTGGCAGCATTGCGACTATCGTATTCGTCCAAATACCTGCCGAGAATCAACGACTCGCTGACATGTGTTTCGGTGCAGTCATGTCGATTGGTGCCTCCATCTTCTCGTATTATGTCGGCTCATCACGTTCATCAAGTATCAAAGACCAACACTTAAAAGAAATATATGCCCAGTCGCAAAATTGAAGACTGCGTTGAGCCATTGCAGGCCGCATGGCGAATCGCATCAAGCAAATACGCAGAGACATACCCATCGGCTCCACAAGTATTCCTCACTTGTACGTATCGGTCGAACCTTGAGCAAGCCGAACTATATGCACAAGGACGAACCAAGCCGGGAGTGAGGGTAACGAATCTCGCGAAAAACGGGAAGCATAACTCGTATCCATCAAAGGCCTTCGACATTGCATTCAAGAAAGCAGACGGCTCACTTGATTGGTCACCGAACAACTTTAAGAACTTCGCCGCGATCATTAAGAAGGTCGCTTTGTTTGTTGAATGGGGAGGTGATTGGAAGTCGTTCAAAGACCTACCACATTTCCAAGTTGCGTAACGACAAGTACATAGCCATCTATGAGTGGTTCTACGACAACCACTTTAAGAAGGCTCACATACTTGATTGGTACTCGGAGCAGGAGCAGATGAGCATGACCTTCAGGGCATTTTATGGATGCTATCACAAGTGGAAAACACGAATGGTAAACGGGCAGATGCGGAAGGCAATAACTAACAAAATGAATATGGCTAAAGCGACCAAACTAAAGACCGAACTCAAGCCGTTAATCAAGCGAAAAACCGACCTCAACCTGCCTATAAGCAAGGCTCACAAGCCGCATGACTTCTATCTCAATACGACCTATGACAATATACTATTTCTCACCGACATACACGTACCATATCACGACATCGACGCACTCAAGCAAGCTATCCAATACGGACTCGACAACGAGGTTAATACAATATGGCTCAATGGTGACATCGTCGACTTCTATGCGATATCACGATACGACAAAGACCCAAGAAAAAGAGACTTCGGAGACGAGATAATGTCGGTTCGGATGCTCCTGGAATCACTCCGAAACATCTTCCCTGATGCGCAGATTTATTATAAGGAAGGCAACCACGAGCAGAGGTGGTTCAAGTATATAGTTAAAAACGCTCCTGACCTTCTCGCCCTTGGTGAATTCGACCTTCCATCTATACTCAAGTTGAGTGAATATAAGATTCATTTTGTAGCCAACGAACGACTCGCATGGGCAGGAGACCTTCTATTGTTACATGGAAACGAGATACGATTAAGCGGAAATATCGCGCAGAAGTTGTATCAGCGAACCTATACCAAGGCTATATGTGGCCATCATCATCAAACATGGACGCACTCGGAGCCAAATATCAAAAAGGAGTTTGTTCATACCTACGCAGTGGGATGTCTATGTGAACTTCATCCTGAATATATGATGTATAACCGACACAACCATGGCTTCGCGCACATCACGATAGACAAAGGCAAGGCAACCGTTAACAATATCCGAATAGAATGAACCGAATCAAGTACCCAAAAGTCCACGAACGGAAGTTAATGCGCGAGAATGCGCGAGGTCTTTATTGCGATGGTATCATCGAGATTGACCCACGACTCGGTTCGCGTGAATATCTCATTGTCTTGATACATGAATACCTTCACCACATCTACCCATGGATGACGGAGGAGCAAGTCGACGAGAGCGGTGAGTTGATTGGTGGCTTCCTATGGAAGAACAACTATCGGAAGGTGCAGTTAAAGTAGGTAGGCATCGAGCCAATACTCGTACAAGTCGCGCATGTATTCCACGGTGAACTCATCCGGGTCTTGACATTCCATGAACACGATATATTGACGAGCGACATTCGCATGAATCCGCTTCACGATGGTATGATAT